TACTATAATATACATTAAGTATGTTATTTAAATTATTAATTAAAGCTGTCCTATAGGGAGAAACAGTAGATGACTGATGTAGAACTAGAGAAGTACTATCGTTCCTTTGAAGAGATGTTCCGTTCAGATGGTTGGAAGAACTTAATGCAAGACTTTAAAGGAAGTGCAGAACAGGTCAACTCCGTAGAAGCCTGTAAAGACGACAAAGACCTTTACTTCCGTAAGGGACAACTTGTAGTCATGGCTAATATGCTGAACCTAGAGTCACAGATAGAAACAGCTAAACAACAACAAGAAGAACAAGACGACTTAGAAGAATGAGACGTTTATACGACTTTCAATGTGACAACGGACACGTCAACGAGTTTCTTAGAGACTCAGACGTAGAAGAAGTTGATTGTCCTGATTGTGAGTTGAAGGCTAGAAAGATTGTTACACCTGTAAAAGTTAATCGTGGTAAAGACTCTTGGAAGGAAACACGGAAGTGGGCTAGACAAAGAGAGTCACACATGAACGCTAACAAATCGTAACACAATAACGTAAGGACAACTCTCAACAGAGAACCCTTACACTTAATACACCTCCATAATGATATTAATCACGGAGTTTAATAATGGCAAGACTAATAGATGAGCGTCCAGAAGACGTAGAAGAGAACGACATTGACACAACGCTAGAACAAGAACCTCAAGCTGAGGCAACTCTTGAAGAACCTGAAGCAGACATACCTGAGAAGTATCAAGGGAAGAGTACAGCCGAGATAGTAAGGATGCACCAAGAAGCTGAAAAACTCTTAGGTAAACAAAGTTCTGAAGTGGGTGACTTACGCAAAGTTGTTGATGACTACATTCAGACACAACTCACCGACACTGAAACACAAGCAACAAATGCTGACGAAGAAGTAGATTTTTTCTCTGACCCCGACAAGGCAGTCGAGAGAGCAATTAATAATCACCCGAAGATTAAGGAAGCTGAGAACATCAGCAACCAGTATCGACAGTCAACAGCTATGGCTACACTGCAAACTAAACACCCTGAGATGCAGGAGATTTTGCAGGACGCTAAGTTCGCTGATTGGATTAAGGGTTCTAAGATTAGGACACGGCTCTTTGCACAGGCAGACCAACAGTATGATGTAGATGCCGCTGACGAACTATTTTCCCTATGGAAGGAACGTCAACAGGTTGTCAGTCAAACTGCCGCTAATGAGAAACAACAACGAAAGCAATCTGTTAAATCCGCATCTACAGGCAATGCCCGTGGTAGTGGTGAACAGAGAGCCAAGAAGGTCTACAGACGCGCAGACATTATTAAACTAATGCGTACTGACCCCGACAGATACCAAGCACTATCAAATGAGATTATGCAAGCGTATGCAGAAGGGAGGGTACGAAACTAATATTATTTATAAGGTGAATTAAAATGGCTACATCAACATATCCCGCACAAGGCGGAACAGTAGATAACACTAGCGCGGCAACTTTTATCCCAGAAATCTGGAGTGACGAGGTTGTTGCCGCTTATCAATCTAACCTAGTACTAGCTAACCTAGTTAAGAAAATGGCTATGGCAGGAAAGAAAGGTGATACCCTTCACATTCCTAAGCCTACCCGCGGTTCAGCTAACGCTAAAGCGGAAAACACAGCAGTAACTATTCAGAATGCTACTGAGTCTGAAGTACAAGTAGTTATTGACAAGCACTTCGAGTACTCACGTCTAATCGAAGACATCACAGACGTACAAGCACTAGCTTCTCTTCGTCAGTTCTACACTGGTGACGCAGGTTACGCTCTAGCTAAACAAGTAGACACTAGCTTGTTTGAACTAGGTAAAAACTTTGGTGACAACGGTGGTGATTACGTTGGTACTGGTACTTACAACTTCTCTGGTGGCACTGGTGTTGAGGCTTACGCTGTAGACTCTGTAGCCGCAGGTGACGTATTCAACGATGCAGGTTTCCGTGAGCTAATTCAAAAAATGGACGATGCTGACGTACCTATGGACAATCGTTGTCTAGTAGTACCACCATCAATCCGTAACGCTATCATGGGTATCGACCGTTACTCTTCTAGTGACTTCGTAGATGGTAAAGTTGTAAACAACGGTCAAATCGGTAACTTGTATGGTATCGACATCTTTGTTTCTTCTAACTGTCCTGTTATCGAAACTGCCGCCGCTAACAGCGCAGGTGGTGACGTTAAACAAGCTATGTTGTTCCACAAAGACGCAATGGTTTTAGCAGAGCAACAAGGTGTTCGTTCACAAACTCAGTACAAGCAAGAGTTCTTAGGTTCTCTTTACACTGCTGATACTTTGTACGGCACTGCTGTTCTACGTCCAGATGCGGCATTCAACATCGCTGTAAACGCTTAGTAGTACTTAAGGGGTTTCTTCGGAAGCCCCTTTCCTCCTTTTCTTTTTTATACAATTCTTTTTTTTTTTAACTATAGGAATGTTTCATGGCTATATTCAGAGGTGTAGGTGGCTCAGGAGATTCATCGGACAATTCCTTTCTACAGGAAGTTACTGCTCAGGCTAATGCGGCTGAAGCATCGGCTACTTCTGCGGCAAACTCTTTAGCCTCTATTCAAGAAACAGAAGTTACATCCGCTAGTTTTGATACTAGTGACGGTGTACTTACATTGACTAAGACAGGCGGTGCAACAGTTACCGCAGACCTTGACGGTAGATTCCTTACGTCATACACAGAAACAGACCCTGTGTTTTCTGCTCACGTATCCAGCGGTATAACATCAACACAAATATCCAATTGGGATACAGCATACGGTTGGGGTAATCATGCATCAGCAGGATACTTAACGTCAGAAACTAGCCATGATGATGTGTTAGTTGACGGTGACTTTGCTTCAGCAGGTTTCATGAAGACTGATGGTGGTGGTAATTACTCTATTGATACTGCAACATATATAGGAAATACTGAAGGTATGCTTGTTAAGCTTTTGTATGAGGCTAATTCCGATACTAATGTTTTTACTAATGCAGACCACACAAAGCTAGACGGTATTGAAACAAGTGCAGACGTAACGGATGCAACCAATGTAACATCCGCAGGTGCGGCTATGTTAGCTTCATCGCCTACGTTTACAGGGGCTATCACAGCACCTAACGTAGACATAAGCACAACAGGCAGTGTTACTACTAATATTGCTACTGGTAATAATAACGACAATACAACAGACGTTAAGGTTGTAAATATAGGGACTGGTTATGGTGCTAATTTTTTTGCAGGGCTTTCTACAACCATTAACATGGGCAGTCAGTCATCTAGCGCAAAAAACATATTTAACATAGGCAATGGCACTACTTCAGGAGATGGCGAAAACACCATTAATTTAAAGGGTAATGTTACTGTCAGCGGGACTGTAGATAGTAGGGATGTATCAGTAGATGGTGCTAAGTTAGATACTTTAGAGAGAGTTTACAGAACACGCTTTAGACATAGAGACTCGGAAACTGGTACCTTTCAAAATTTAACAAATACTATTACTGATATAGGAAATCCAATCTATACAAAATCAACTACAGGTTCTGAAAACACTTTAGATTTCTTCCTAGCAACTACTTGTGCTGATTACTATGATAATAACGATGGAAACATTGAAGTAGTCGTTACTGCTCCTAATTCATCTGATGAAGACGTTGTAAATTTAGGTACGGTGTCTAACACTGTATCAAACACACCTACGGGTCAATATAACTTTGACGTTGTTGGAGATGTAACAAAGCATTTAACAGATTATTGTGGACTGTCAGTCAATGCACTGGGCTTTAACGCTTTTGTTTATGGTCAAGTAAGAAGTAATGCCTACTATAACCCTAGTACCAATAAAACAACAATAAGTTGTACTCAGTATCAATCCAATAAACCAGTTAACGGTAACACTGTATATTTACATCCTTTTGATTGGGAAACTAGTGGTACAGCTATAATTGGCAATAGAATACAAATAGACGAAGTTGTATATAACGCTCAAAAGATGTCAAGAAAAGACTTTAGTGCATATCTTGGTTATTTTAAAAGTAGTGTCACTGTTAAGATACGCGGCAAAGAGGCTTCAGCTACTACAGACAACATAGCCATTAGAAAAATGGAAGGTACTTTAACTCAGGTTCAGGATTAAATTATGAATGTAGGATATTTACAAGTAAACTCTGAAGGTATAGGAGAACAAGTAAAACATAGTGAACATTCTTCAAGAGAAGAAGCGCATACAGCCGCAGTAGCATTAGCTGATAGTTTAGTTGGTAACAGTAATAACATTATAGAAGTATCTAGAGGCTATCCGATTAGTGAAACTGAGTATGAAGCTAGAGTTCGTTATGACATACCCCCAACTGATGAACAAAGAAACCCATCTTAATAAGGAATAACAACATGGTAACGGAAGAAACTAAACAAGCTGTAGACGTATTCGCGGCATCCACAGGTGTGATGTCACTAGCGGCTTGGTTGCCTCCTGTTGCTAGTATCTTTACTATTATCTGGTTGGGTATTCGTATCTATGAATCAGAAACAGTACAGAAGATTGTACATAAGAAGTGAGACAGTTCTTTTGTTTACTAATGATGTTCTCATGGGTTACACTGGCAGAGAACGCTCAGGAAGGTAGTTTAAATACGTACCACGGGTCTGGCTCAACTACCAATAGTAACAACAACACACAGGATGACTCAGTAAGTAACACCTACAACGGAGCAGGAAGTAGTAGTGAGATACCAGTAGGTTCTGCAATCACTCCTAGTTACATGAGTAATGGTATGGACACCTGCCTTAAGGGTACAGGTGGTTCATTACAGACAGTAGGTGTAGGGTTCAGTAGCGGTACTTATGATGTTGACCCTGAATGTAATAGACGTAGGGACGCTAAAGTACTAGCTGACTTAGGTATGAAGGTAAGTGCAGTAGCGCGTATGTGTCAAAGCACTGACGTATGGAAGGCAATGTTCGTATCAGGCACACCATGTCCCATACTAAACAACGGTAAGCTAGTCGTAGGTAAACGTGCTATGTTAGTTATGAAGCGTCAGCCAGAGACTTACATACCAGACTACAGCAAGAAAACAAAAGATTGGTACAATACTGTATTAAACATAGGAGGAGAGGACACAGATGAAGAAGACACTATTATCTCTGTTAGTGCTAAGTTCCGTAGCTCAGTCAAGTGAATATGACGCACTACTAGACTCAAGTACTGCTATAGTTGACCAGATTAACACTGGCATCCTCCTAGTGGGTGCAGGTATGGAGTACGCCAATCAGGGTGACGCTTTGTCTGATGGTACTCTATCCACTACAGCACACATACAGGAAGCGCAGGTACAAGCGTACAATACTGCTTTGACTAACTTTGCTACTAACTATCAACCATACGGTGACGTTAAGGCTGTATTAGAGAGCAAGGCTGTAGCAGAACTAGAGCTTATGGATGACGCTATTGATACGTTTACTGAGGCTGTTGTGAATATGTCTACAGCAATACAGGTAGCTGAGAAAGTAGAAGAAGCCAGTACTCCTGACCAAGAAGCTGAAGTGCAAACATTTGTAGTAGACAACGTAGAAGTCCTACAGATTGAACAAGAGACTGTTGACACATATAACCAGTCAGTGGATGACATCGAGACTCATGCTAACAATGCTAGTGCTTATCTAGCTGTAGCTAATTCAGAGGAAGCTGTAGCATTCCTAGAGCAAGGCATTGAGAATGCTAACACTACAGCGGAACAGACTAACATCTTTTATGACGCTAACGCGCAGTGGGTGTCTATGGGTTATCCTACTACTAGAAACCTAACGGCTGTATTCCTTAACGGTACTGATGGTATAGGCTTAGACTTATACGTAACAGAGACTGATGTATTAGCGGCAGGTAGTGAATCAGAGTTCTTTCAAACAGGACCAACTCAACTAGGTTACTCTTGCTTTATGTACGGAACGGAGTGTGTTGAACTGTGAGTTTAGAAAGCACAGAACTTAAGATAGGTGATACATCATTTAAGGGCGTATGGATTGCCATTGTACTTGGTATTGGTAGTACTATAGGCGGTGGCGTATGGACAGCCTCTAGTTTGTACTCAAGACTAGAAGCAGTAGAGGCACAACAGATACCTGATATAAGCCCCATACGTGAGAATCTAGCGACTTTAGGCACAAGGCTAGAGACACTACTAAGTCAACAAGAAAAGCTCTTAGAATTGAATACAGACGTTTCTAAGCTATCTAACGAGATAGAGGCTATGAAAGCTACAGTTGCTACAGCAGAGATTATTATCAACGACATTGGCGATACAGAAGTAAAGTTCAAAACATTAACTAAAGAAGTCGAGGATTTGTGGAAGGGTATGGACTACCTTAACTCAAGTCCCTTACAGAGGTAAACTATGTTACAGCAACTTATCGGACCAGTAACGGGACTACTTGACAAATTCATAGAGGATAAAGACAAGAAGAATGCTATCGCGTTTGAACTTTCGACAATGGCTGAGAAACACGCGCAGGAACTTGCGAAAGCGCAACTTGAAGTTAATAAGACAGAAGCGGCACACCGAAGCCTATTTGTATCGGGTTGGAGACCTGCTGTTGGTTGGACTTGTTGTCTTGGACTTGCGAGTAACTACCTTCTTATCCCGATGGCAAATTTTGCGCTTGCTCTTGCCGATTCTACCATTGAAGTCCCTATACTAGATATGTCAACTATGATGCCAGTACTTATGGGTATGCTTGGTCTAGGTGCTATGCGTACCGTAGAGAAGACTAAAGGCGTAGGGAGGAATAGATAATGTCAGCAAACCAACACTTCTCAGACTCAATAAGGGAACTAGAGAGAAAGAATCCAGAACTAGGCGCAAGTGACTCTAGAGGTGGAGCAGGATATATACCATCCTCACAGGGAAACGCCAAAGGGT